TCGACGACCTGGCCGGGAGCATAGCCAAATTCCGGCTGATCGTATGTCGGATCCGCGAGACCCGCGATCGATTGAAGGATGACGATCTTCATGGAAAGAACTCCAAAAAAGTGGCTTTAAGGAATGGCGCGGCGGCCAGCTAAGACCGCCGCGACCCGTAAATTACTGACTAATCAACTGCCATTGGGTACCGTCATAGATCACCTTGACGATCTGATTTGCGCTGATCTCGGCGCCCGCCAGAGCGGTGGTGCCGCTCTTAGTGATTGCCTTCGCCGAACCGCCGTTCAGAGCCAGGGTCGAGGCGCCGGTGTTGGCATGAACCGCCTTGAAGTTGATCTCCATTCCGGCGTAAAGCGCGATCGCAGGAGAAAGAGTCACGGCGTAGGTGTTCGCCGTGCCTGTGTCGGTTTGGAGCCCGAAGAGGGTATCAAGCTGAGCCACAGCGGCTGCGAGGACACCTACCGGACCTTCGTAGTCAGGGCTTCCGGAGCTCGGGATGCTGATCCCGAGATTGGTCGTGGTTGTGGTGTTAGACATAACGGATCGATTTCCTTTCTATCGAAAGATGGTGAGGCCGATGGCCGCCCTAGAGACAGCCATCGGTAGATGAAAAAACAGCCCGAATTAGCTGGCCGAGTTCTGGAATGCCGCGATCGGGTGTGTGCCTGCGTCGATCAGGTTCGAATCGAAACGCATAAAGCCAAGGAACCCCACCTGCAGGTAATCGGCATAGCGCTCGGTGAGCCGCATCAGGGTCACGCCGCCTGCAACCCGGCGAACCTTGAAGCAGCTCAGATCGCCAAACAGGATGGAGTAGGCGCTGGCCGCCATCACCGGCATGTCCTGGTTGATGACATACGGCTTGTCCAGGATCGTCTCCGGGAACACGGTGCCAAAACCAGCAGTCAATCCCGGCTGCCACAATGGACGGCTGTTTCCATCGACCAGCTTGCGGAGAACCTTCAAGGTCGCGTCCGCGAACATCCACTTGCAGGATGGCCGCGAGCGGTAGGCCGGATCGACCAGGTGAAGTGTATTGACCAGGTCGTTGTAGATGCAGGACGTTGTTTCACCGGTCGTTCCCTGCGTCGTGTTGCCGGCGGTGATCACCGCGGTCTGAATGCCAGTCGGCGCCGAGCTTCCGCTCCCAACCGTTCCCTGATAGTTCAACAGGCGGCCGAGACGCGTGCCGAGCTTGCGAGCCAGGTACGAATCGAGGTCAAAGTAACTGTCCTGCATCAGCTGGAGTGGCACCAGGATGATGTCGGATGTTCCAGTGTAGGCATTGAAGGTGACCTGGCCGAAGGTGATGTCGGTTTCGGTCAGCTGCGTGTTGATGGCCAGCATGCGGCCCTTGTTGGCCGTATCGTTGTCCGTCGGCCAGGGCAGCGGCTGCCCGGTCTCGGTGTCGAAGACGTCGACCTCGCCCAGGATCCCGCCAAACCACTTGAGCGCCTCCTCAAGCTTGTCGCTGAACCCCTGCGGAATCAAGTAGCCGCCGCCGGTGGTTGTCACCGTCTGCGCGTTCTGAATGTCCCCAATTTTCTTGCTTTGCATGAGGCGCATTTCATCGGGCGCGAGCGCCGTCATGCCGCCGCGGATGTACTTCGCGAATGCCTTGGCATGGGGGCTGTTGTCGACCTTTGCGCTTTTCCGGCCGCCAGCCCGCCCATCAAGACCGGCATCGGCAAGAGCCGGCGCCAGGTCATCTTCAGCAATGGTGCCCAGGCCCGTTTCAAACGAGACAAGCTTCTCTTCGGCTTTGATCGAAGAGTCGTTCGCCTCGAACTCGGTGACCATATTGTCCCAGCGCGTGCGCTCTTCGGTATTCAGACCACGGTCTTCTTTCTTGGCCGTGTCCACAATGGCGCGCATCTGAGTTGCCAGGCGCGCCTGCTTCTCACGCAATTGCTTTGCGTAGCTCATTTGTTGCTCCTTGGTGTGTGAGTTGGCGCGTGGCCACCAGCACCCGAGTGCGGGTCCCATCGCACGAATCCGCCTGTCGGCCCTCCGGGCCGGTTGTGCAGGCTTCTTCTTTTTTTTGAAAAGTCGATTAGAGGCCGAGTTCGAGAAGCTTCAGCTCTGCTTCGAGGATCTCGACTTCATGTTTCGCATCCGGCGTTGCGGTCTTGTCGGCCGCCGTCTGAACGCAATTGCAATTTTCGGCGGCGCAGTTCTCGGCATCGCAGCCGCGGCATTCGCATTCGTTGCAGCGCCCATCCGTGCACGGCGCGCAGTAGCAGGTGCAGTTACCATCGCCATCCGCGTCATCGTTCTTGAGGGCGGTCGGAACCTTGTTGAGCCGCTTGAGAGCCTTGAAGGTGCGCGCGAGAGCCATGGCCGCGTCGTCGTTCTCGTCGTTCTCCGCGATCGCCGTCGCGAGACCTTTGTCGACGCACTCCTGGGCCCCCAGCCAGCTCTCTGCATCCATCAGCGTCTTGACGTCTTCCTTGCTCAGACCGGCGCGATCTACATAGGTCTGCGCCACCGCTGCCGAAACTTTGTCAAGAGTGTCGGCCATCTTGCGCATGTCGTCGGCATAGCCCACGCAGCTCGACCAGGCGTTGTGGATCATCATCATGGCATTCGAGCCCATGGTGATCGTGTCGCCGGCCATGGCGATGATGCTCGCAGCAGACGCCGCGATCCCGTCGACGTAGACATCAACCGGCTTCTTTTGAGCCCGAAGCAGGTTGTGAATCGCCACGCCCTCGAAGGCATCGCCGCCCGGCGAATTGATGCGCACAGAAAGACGCGTGTAGGGCCCAGCCGAGTCAATCTGCTGCTTGACGGTCTTTGCCGTGACGCCGCCGCCCGTCCAGTAGTTCTCGCCGATATCCTCATAAACAAGGAGCTCGAGCGTTCCGTCCGACTGAAGCGCCGCGCGAAAAACCGGTTTGCGAGCCTGGATCTTCATTTCTCTCCTACGACGAGCGCCTTATAGAGCGCCTGGTATGCATCGTTGGTAATCCGCGTGGAGACGTCGGCGGACTCTTCCGCCTTCCACGCGAGAGACTCTTTGGCGAAGCCGCGAGCGAGCTTATTCGAAAGCTGCTCAGCTTCAGCCTTGAGCTCCTCATCGGGCGTGAAATACATCGCCATCGTGGTTTCAGCCACCGAAGCGATCACCGGCTGCAGTGCCCTATACGCGAGGCCTTCGTCGCGCTGCTTGCGATTGATAATGCGCCCGACCGCGTCCCTGAAGAGGCGCCGGTAGGTGTTGACGATCCGCTCGCGCGCAATGTCGGTAAAAGGCTCTCCGTCGGCCGCGTCCGTTGTCGGCTCGGGCGACGCCTCCGGCTCTTCGTCTTCCTGCTTGGCAAGAAGCTTCAAGGGAACCATGTTCAGAGGCGCGATCCGGACGTCCCCGCCATCCTCTGCCGCAATCGGATTCAGCCGCAGCTGCTTCAGGCAGTCGTTGGCATTGAAGACGCCACCGAGACGGAGCTGCATCATGCCGGCTACCTGCGACGCATAGTCGCCGCGCTGGAAGGCGTTGAAGTCGTGTTCGACAAAGAACGTTCCGCTCAGAAGCTTACGATTGATCTCCTGCTCGATCTTGACGGCCCAGGGACGCAGGCAGTAGCGAATGTAGTCGAGCGATTGATGTTCGATGTTGTTATTTGTCGCCCGTTCGAGCGACTGCAGCAGATGCATCGGCGTTCGATAGAGCGCGGCGATCTCCTCGCGCTGAAACTTGCGCGTCTCAAGGAACTGCGCGTCGTCCGGATTGATCTGGGTCTGCTCCCACTTCATTCCCTCTTCAAGAACCAGCGGCCGCAACGCGTTTTCGCCGGTGATGATCTCACGAATCGACTTCTTGAGATTCTCGAGCGCCTCGGTCCCGAGCTGGCCCGGGTGCGAGAGAACGCCGGAGGCCTTCGCGCCGTTGCCGAAGAATTGCGCTCCAAACTTCTCTGCCGCCAAGGCAAGGCCGAAAGCGTTCTTGCAGGTCTGAATGGGCGACATCCCGACGTAGCCGTCAAACGAGAGGCCTGGAATATGCAGGATGTTCTCGGGATCGATATACTGCGCCAGACCATCCTCGGTTGCCGTTGTCGCATACATCAGCTTTTTCTTGACCGGGCCATTCTCCTGCTTCAACGGCAACAGAACCGGGCTCGTCTTCTCGCTTGGCAGCGGGATCAACTCGACCGCCCTGGCCGCGCCGTCGCGACGGATAAAGCTATAGGAATTACCCCAGGCGAGAACGCTCGCCAGGCAGGCGCCGCGATAGACCATCCCGGTCATGTTCCTGTTCGGGTTCGCGAGCAGCCCGTAATTCTTGTTCTCCGTCGCCTCCCTGATGGATCCGTCCGGCATCTTCTGCAGTACCGGCAACGGCAAAGCGGAGAGATCCGACGAGATGATCGTGACGCAGGCAAACATCGTCGTGATGCGCATGGCCTGCTTTTCGTTGACCATGACGCCGGCGTCGCTGCGGCCCATGCCGAGCGACTCCATCAACACCGAAAACGGAAGCAGCGGCTGAGCGGGATCCTCCATCGAGAGATTCCGGAAACCGAGCGAGCGGGTAAGGAACCCCATCAGGATTTCCTTTCGTTTTTGGCGCCATTCAACGCGCGCTCACGTTCCGCCCGGCGTGCCACTGTCAGACAGAGAACGCCAAACACGACGACCGCCGCGGCGTGGTTCCACATCCAAAGGCCGTCGACGATTGCAACAGCTCCGACAAGCGAGAGCAGGTCCTGCAGGTCAAACTTCTTCATAGTGCGATCAGACCCCGCTTCGCGTAGACCGACTGGTTTTGCGGTTTGCCGATCATGGCGCGGCTCATGGCGTTAAACAGAGCCGAGGCGGGATCGATCTTACTGACGCCGTTCTTTTCCTTGCGCGGAAACACGTTGCCGTTGTGATCCTCGCGCGCGATGACGCAACTGACAGCCCACCCTAGAACCGGGTCGCCGTCGTGATGGAAGCGGTGACTCAAGACCGCCGCTTCAACTTCCTTCATGGCCTCAGAGAGAAACTGTGTGGTCTGAGGGATGCTGATGA